AAGAAGCGATAGATCGCTTGCACAGCATCGCAAATGATGCTGAACAGGGCACAGCAGATCCTGCACAGATACGCACAGCGATAACATTGGCCAGGACTGCGAATGGCAGCAACCCAGAACAAATGGAGATAAACCGTTTGCTGGAACTGGGCGGCGTAGCAGAATCCAAGTAATTTTATCCGGATTGATTGACAACATACCCTGCCTTCTGGCATAAATAAACAGTCAGCATGCAGTTGCATGTTGTCTTAACTCAAAAGTGGCACATTAGGAGGCACATATCATGGGACTTAGTTTAAAAGAAATACAGGCAAAACTGCTAGAGCAACAGGCTCGCAAAGACCGCGGTAAGAGCGGCACATTTACCGGAGACAACAGCGTTTATCCATTCTGGAACAATCCAGAAGGCAGCACTGCAACCATGCGGTTTTTGCCAGATGGTGACGACACAAATGACTTTTTCTGGGTAGAACGCTTGATCATCAAGCTACCATTCTCTGGTGTCAAAGGACAAGACGAAAACAAGCCAGTTGAGGTACAAGTGCCTTGCATGGACATGTGGAAGCCAGGTAGCTGCCCAATCGCAGCAGAAACCCGTGCATGGTGGAAAGATCCTACACTTGAAGATCTCGCACGCAAGTATTGGCGCAAGAAGAGCTACATCTTCCAGGGCTTTGTTACCAACAATCCAAACAAGGACGATGCTACTCCAGAGAATCCAATCCGCAGATTCATCATCAATCCAAGTGTGTTTGATGCGATCAAGGCCATCCTCATGCGCCAAGATCTAGAGAATACGCCAACTGACTATGAACATGGCAGAGATTTTTATCTCAGCAAGACTACCAAGGGCGGCTATGCCAACTATAGCAGCTCTAGCTGGAGCATGAAAGAGCGTCCACTAACTGCAGAAGAACTTGCAGCAGTAGACACATACGGTCTCTATAACCTCAGCCAGTTCCTTCCAAAGAAGCCAGATGATGCCGGTGTTCAAGCTATCATCGAGATGTTCCATGCTAGCGTGAACGAAGAGCTCTATGATATGGATCGTTGGGGACAATACTTCAAGCCAAATGGCATGAGAGTGGACAGCACCAGCACTGATACTGATAGCGGTAGCAACTATCGCCAGTCAGCGGCACCGGTTGCTGCTCCTGCAGTTACCGCCAGCAGCATCATGAGCAAGATTGCCAAGCCAGCAGAAGACGACGTACCGTTTGAAGCTGACGAACCGGCTGTTACAGCACCGGCTGAAAGCAAGCCAAAGATGCAGAGCCCTGATGAGATCCTTGCGGCAATACGCCGCAGGCAACAGGGCGCCAAGTAATCACAAAAAGGACAAACAGGACGGGGAAACCCGTCCTGTACTATTTGCAACCATCACAAGGTTGCGAATAATGCATCTACATGTACACTGAGCTTGAGGAGCAGCATACATGAAACCTTTTGATATATCTAAATTTAGGAAAGACCTGACCAAGAGCATTCCTGGTGTCAGTGTTGGATTCCATGATCCAAAGACTTGGATCAACAGCGGTAATTATGCCCTAAACTATGCTATCAGCGGCAACTTCAACTATGGTATCCCATTGGGCAAGGTCACCATGTTCGCTGGACAATCTGGTAGTGGTAAGAGCTTTATCTGCAGCGGCAACGTGGTTCGCAATGCACAGAAGCAAGGCATCTTTCCTATCTTGATTGATACTGAGAATGCGCTAGACGAGAATTGGTTGAAACCGTTGGGTGTTGATACCAGCGACGATAAATTGCTCAAGATCAACATGGCTATGATTGACGACGTGGCACGTTTGATCAGCGATTTCATGAAAGATTACAAGGACAAGTATGAGAAAGTAGATCCAGAGGAGAGACCTAAGGTATTGTTTGTCTTAGATTCCTTGGGTATGTTGCTTACACCAACTGACGTCAATCAGTTTGAAGCAGGCGACCTAAAGGGTGATATGGGTCGTAAACCCAAAGCATTAGCAGCACTTGTCCGTAACTGCGTTAACATGTTTGGTGAGTATGAGGTTGGGTTGGTTGTTACAAACCATAGTTACGCATCTCAGGACATGTTTGACCCAGACGATAAGATCAGTGGCGGACAAGGTTTCGTATATGCGTCATCTATCGTTGTGGCCATGCGCAAGCTCAAGCTGAAAGAAGATGAGGACGGCAAGAAAGTCACTGATGTACGCGGTATCCGTGCAGCTTGCAAGATCATGAAGACACGCTACAACAAGCCGTTTGAAAGCGTTGAGATCAAGATCCCCTGGGATACTGGCATGGATGCATACAGCGGTCTTGTTGACTTGTTTGAAAAGAAGGGCGTGCTAGCCAAAGACGGTAATAAGCTGAAATATACCGATAAGAACGGCAAAGAACATAAGTACTTCCGGTCTGGCTTGACTGATGAACTGTTAGATCTCATCATGAACGAATGGGATGAGAACAAAGTAGTATCACAGCTGTTGACAGCCAGTGATTCAGAAGAAACAGAAGCTTCAGATACAGAGGAGTGAACGATGGAACTTAATGCAAGCATAATGCTCGATGTCTGGGAATTGGTCATGGAACATATCCCGAGCAGCAAGAGAGAAGATGTAGCCAACAAGATGATAAAAATATTTGCTGACAAGGGATTGGATCAAGACGATTTTGAATCAATCAGAGGCGAAGATAATCATCTAGACAGTGCTATAGACAATTTCCATGAGGCAGATGCCGATGTGGAAGAATATGACTACGAGTCTAACGATTACGACGACGACTGATATCCAACATCATCGTGTGAGGTAAAGAGCAATGTGGTACAACAGGGTGGTAGACGATCTCAGCGAAGTATCGTCTGCCATCGAGTACTATAACAATGAATTAGCCGATGCCCAGCCAGAAGCTCGCATCATAGGTGGGCTTGAGAAAAATGCACAGGATCTCAGCGGTATCATGAGCTATCGCTTTGGTCAGTTGCAGGAGATAGAGGCCATACTCAAACACATCAACATACGCTATGATAAGATGCGCAGCGATCATTATCGCAAGTATCTAGAGCGTTATAACCGCGAACTTACTGATCGTAGCATAGAAAAATACATAGATGGAGAGGATGATATAGTTGCTATGTCCATGCTTATAAACGAAGTTAGCTTGGTTCGCAACCGCTATCTAGCTCTGATCAAAGGTTTGGATATCAAGCAGTTCCAGATATCTAATATCGTTAAATTGCGAGTAGTTGGCATGGAAGATGCCCATCTGGGAACCAGGGGTTGACAAGATCTGCGCATATGCTATAGTACTCCTATTAGCAATTATGCGGAGAAATTCCCATGTCAAATCAATATGTTAAAGTGTCAAAAGGCCGTACAAGAGGCGGAATCGCTATCAACGACACTGCTTTTAAATTGCTTGAAACAGCTAAAACTGATAAAGATGGACTCTATATTGTTGTAGATGGCACAGATCACCCAGAACTGAGGGCAGGGCGCAATCGTATCTATCTTGAGGAATCGCATTATGCTATGATAGATACGTTGCCAGTTAAACATGTGCACATGATGTCCAGTGACTCTCGTAGTGATACTGAGATCAGCAGGGATCTCATTGACACTTTTAAAATCCTAGGAGAGATGACAGATGCTGTAGCCAGCAGTGTTGTGCGTGGCCTTGTTGTTAGCGGTCCTGCTGGCATCGGCAAGAGCTATACGGTAGAAAGCACCCTTGTCAAGAGTTTGGACATGCTTGGGTTGCTCAGCGGTAAAGGCAGCATGTATGATACTGTCAGTGGACACATGAGTCCCATTGCACTGTATGAGACACTGTGGAACTATCGCGATGAGGGTAAAGTCTTGCTGTTTGATGACTGCGACAGCGTGCTCTACGACGAAGACAGCCTTAACATACTCAAGGCAGCACTAGATAGCAAGAAGACTCGCAAGATCAGCTGGAACACCAACAGCCGCTATCTCATTGACAATGATATCCCCAAACGTTTTGAGTATCAAGGTGGTATCATCTTTATCACAAACCTCAAGTTTGATCAAGTACGCAGCCATCGCATCAGTAACCACTTGGAAGCTATCGTCAGTCGTTGCCATTACATGGATCTTGGTATTGACACACCTCGTGAAAAGATGATCCATATCCACAATGTGTTTGCACGCAGCGACATGCTGCGAGACTACAACTTTACAGATGATGAGAAGCGCGATGTTATCGCGTACATGGATAGCAACTATGGTAAGCTACGCGAACTTAGCCTACGCATGGTGCTAAAGATTGCAGATCTGCGCAAGGCCATGCCGCACAACTGGATCAAATTTGTTGAAAAGAATTGCCATAAGCGTGCAGCTTAAATAATATCTGCACACTTGATATATTGGTGTACCTCAGGTAAAATAAATCATGAAGAGATGCATCATACAGATAGAAGACGAAGTCAATGTCAAGTTAGAAGGCCTAGAGCTATCTACTAGGCGAGACTGTGTAAAGACTGTTAAGTATTTCTTACCCCATGCACGCTATAGTGCAGCATTCAAGCTGGGGCGATGGGATGGTACTACCAGCTTCTGCACCTTAGGTGGCAGGACTTATCTCAATCTACTACATAAGATGTTGCCTGTGCTTGAAGAAAACGGTTATGACTTTGAGATACAGGATAACCGAGCTACATATGATTTTACCTTTGATACCATTGATGAGAATTATCTGGCACATATTGCATGGCCAGAAGGTCACAGGGCTGCAGGACAGCCCATAATACTGCGTGACTATCAGGTACAGGCTATCAACGAGTGTGTTAACAATCTGCAAGGTCTCAGCGTAGCCCCAACTAGTGCAGGTAAGACATTGATAACTGCTAGCCTCAGCCGCATAGCAGAAAAGTACGGGCGTACCATAGTGATAGTTCCCAACAAGAACCTAGTGCAGCAGACAGAGGAAGACTATCGCAACATAGGTCTTGATGTGGGTGTGTTATACGGCGACCGCAAGGAATATGATCGTACACACACTATCTGCACATGGCAGAGCTTGAACGTGTTGGACAAGAAAAGCAAGGATGCGCTGGATGAAGATCAACTTGAAGTGTTCCTTGACAGGTTAACAGCTGTGATATGCGATGAAGTGCACATGGTCAAGAATGATGGCGTGCTGCACAAGCTGTTGACCACTACATTTGCTAACGTGCCCATACGTTGGGGACTAACAGGCACCATACCTGAGGAAGAATACAACCAAGTCAG